GGGTGGGAACCGGACATCTGGAAGGTATGCGATGCGCTCCTGGGATTTGACTGGCATGATGAAAAGCTTGAGGAACGGTTACAAAAGAAATTCGGATTTGGTTGGGAGGAATGGAGCAGGAGATTGCGGCAAAGGATGGGTTATGACGCGCCAGTGCGGATGTTGCTGATACTTGGCGGGAATAGAAGCGGTAAATCGGAGTATGCGGCGAAACGGGGCATGTTGACGCTGATACATAAAGCGGAAAGCCGAATATATCCGATGCACATGAGCAATCCGCGGAGCGTGCGGGATCAGCAACCGTTATTCTGGAAATACATGCCGCCGGAATGGCGCACGCAGACAGCAAGCGTGTTTGAGTATATCAAGTATAAACGGAAAACCGGCTTTGCGGACAATAGTTTTATCACGCCGATTTTGAGTGAATGCATGTTCTTGAATTATATGCAGGACAGGGACACGGCCCTGGAAGGATTTGAGGCGGATCTGGTCCTGCCCGATGAAATGATACCGGCGGACTGGGTGGAAACCATGATATTCCGTCTGGCGACCCGGGCCGGACGGGGGATTATCACATTTACGCCGGTGAACGGTTATTCGCCGACGGTAAAGATGTTTTGCGACGGGGCGAAGACGGCACAATGGGGGACAGCGTATTTGTGTCCGAGAGATGGCGGTCCACGGGATGAGGCGGCGGCACTGGGGTTGAGCCAGAATGAATATGACGATTTGTGGGGGATGACACTTTTTAAGAAGGGTGGGGCGTTTGCGCCGGCGAGCAGGCCGGAGGATTGCTGGGATTGGATTGAAGAAAGCACGGAGCAAGAAAAGACTGGATTCCCGATCGGGTCGGGAATGACAACCAACCCCGGAAGAAAATTTGAGAGGTTGCCGAGGGTGTTGAGATGCGTGGATGCGCGGAAAGCGGTGGTATATTTTTGGAGTAATGACAACCCATACGGAAATCCGAAAGAAGTGGCGGCGGAATTGAGAAAGAAGCCGGCGATATATGTGCGGGAAAGATTTTACGGCAAGGCGGAGAAGACATATAGCGCGAAGTTTCCACGGTTTAACAGAGTCATACACCTGATCAAGGCGCGGGACATACCGCAGGAAAACTGCTTAAGGTATATGTTCATGGACCCAGCGGCGGACCGGAATTTCTTTTTGAGTTGGTTCACGGCGACACGGAAGGCTTCATATTTACACCGCGAATGGCCGGGGAAGTATGAGATTCCGGGAGTAGGGGTGCCCGGGCCATGGGCGATACCGAGCGGAAGGAATGACGGCATAAATGACGGTGCGCGCGGCGAGGGGCAGGGACCATGGGGATTCGGGATTTTACGCTATAAGTTTGAGATCGCACGGCTTGAAGGATGGAAGGATTATTATAAGTGGACGAAGGAAAACGGGGCTAAATATCCGCCGGAAGAGGAATTGATTGACTGGGATGAGGCGAAGGGAGCGAAGGAGATCATTGAAGGCCGGTATATTGACAGCCGGGCGGCAAGCACGCCAAGGATTGAGGATGACCGGCCGATAACATTGTTGACGGCATTTGAAGAAATAGGACTTTTCTTTTTGTTGACGCCAGGGGCAGAGATACAGGACGGCGTGAGCAAGATAAATTCGGCACTGGATTATGAAGAAGGGAAAGAACCTCCTCCGGCAGAATTGATGATACCGCCGAAGTTTTATGTTTGTGAGGATTGCGAGAACACGATTTATGCGCTGGAGCATTGGATAGGGGCGGATGGGCAGAAAGGGGCGTGCAAGGACCCGATTGATAACACCAGATATTTTTTCACGGCCGATTGTGAATTTTACGATGAAGGAACCTATAAACCCAGAGGAGGATATGGATATGGCCAAAGAGAAATCCGGATGCGCAGGCCTTTTGGCGGAAAGAAAAGATTGCCCGCCTGAAGAAAGAGGTCAGAAGCCAGAGGCCAGAGGTCAGAAAGAACCCTGCGACTCTGCTCAGGGCAGGCCCACCCCGGCCGATGGCCACCCCTCCAATGGAGGGGATCAAAGGGGGCAAAAATTGATGAAGGCGGGGGAGATTATGCGGGAGTATGGGGTGAACCGATGGTATTTAGACAAGATGCGGGAAAGCGGGATTTTGAAGCCGCATGTTGTCATGGGGGGTGTTTATTCGGTTTATAACAGAGAGGAAGTGGAGACGGTGCTGGGAATTAAGGTTCAAGGTTCAGAGTTCACAGTTAAATAACAGCCCGGCTTCGCCGAAGGCTACGCCGCGGCGATTTTGCAGGGCAAAATCGGAGGGAAAAGATGAATATAATCAGGATAGTGAGAAGCGTTGTAAAGACCCGCCGGGTGTTAAGGGAATTGTTAAGAGAGGAATTGACGGACAACAAGATAATGGAATGCCTGGCGGTGGACAAGGACACGCCGGTATTGAAGGGTGTGTTGAATGTCTTGCGGGGATTGGAAGAATTGGCGATAGAGGCGGCAATCCGAAGGGATAATAACGAAGTTAAAAGGGCGTATGATTGCGGCGCCATCGGGGCATTTGCGGACGCCCAGGAACGAATTATTGAGATTGTCAATCTGGCCGGAGAAGAGAAAACCAGGAGTCAGAAACCAGATGTCAGAGGTCGGCGGCCGGCGGTCAGAGGGGCAGAGGGCAGTAAGGGAGTGTCGGAGTAACGGAGTAAGGGAGTTTATAAAATTGAAGGGGGGTGAGGAAGATGGACAGTTATAAGGTTAAAGAGGCGGAGTTGGATTTGCAGGAGAGCCAATTAACAGCGCAAGAGAAAAGTCTTGCATTGCAGCGATTGCGTTTGTCGGAAAAGCGGAAGGCGTTGGAGGAAGAGAAAAGGAAAACCGAATCGGCCACCTGACAAGCGAGAAGACAAGAGAGCAAACAAAGGCAGCGGGGGTAATTTCCCTGCTGCCTTTTGTTTTTCAGGGGAATTTATCAAATTCGTTGTTTTCGCTGTTTTCGTTGTTTTCAAAGTCTCGTTTCATTTCACCTATTGCGTTTTTGGTTGACAGTGGTTGAATTGCAATTAGAGGGGCAGGCTGTCAACCGGAGACGTCCTATCCCAAAAGTAAATCCGGGGAGCCTAAATGATGGGGGTGCATCATGGACAATGAAGAAAAAAACGCTGGAGCAACGAGCGGGGCCGAAGCAGCCAGACCAAGAAATGTTGAGGAAAAACTCAACCAATTGGAAAAGGACGAGGCCGGAAACGTTGTGGAAAAGAAAACCGTTGAAGAGACGGAGGAAAATCGGGAAGCCGGCGAAACCGGAACCGATGAAGGCGGGAATGACAAGGGGAACGAGGAAGATGACGGCGAGATCCGAACGGGCGAAATTCAGGGATTGAGCGAAAGCGTCCAGAATAAAGTCAATGAGCGGATCCACGAAATCAATGTTCGCCGGAAGAATGCCGAAGCGGAATTGGAGCAGACCAAAACCGAGTTAGAAACGCTCAAAACTGGTCTGGACGATTCCATGCGGGAAACGATCAAGCGGATAGGATTGCGGCCCGAGTATTTAACGAAGGACGAAATCAAGAAGGTTGAACGATACCGCGATTTGCAGGGATATAAGAAGTGGCTGAGGCAACATCCTGACGGATATGAAGGCAGAGGGGAAAAAGACCCCGGCATTACCGCAGAGGGAGTTAAAGAGCAATTAACGGCCGTGGAGGACGATCTTGCGGATCTTACGCTGGAAGCGCGCGAGCTGGAACGGCGGCATGATAAACTTTTCCTGGCGGATGCGGAGACTGGAAGAAAATTCCGGTTGGCCAAGGAAGGCAAGGGCGGGAAGAAGACAGTAACGCGACCGCCGAACATGTCGCAGCAAAGCGCAACGCGACGGCCAGTGGTAAGCGCCGGCCAAGACAAGAAACCGGCTTTTGACAAGGGAGAATTTGAGAAAGACGGCGCGAATCCCGCGGCATTCAGAAAACAATACGGGAAATTATTCCAATAGCTGACTGGATTCCCGCTTTCGCGGGAATGACAGAAGGCTGAAGGAAAAGGGGGAGCTTATGGCAGGGATGTATGAAGTTGATGTTCCGTTAAAGATTGCGGAGATAGGGGACGTAATCTTTCAAGCGGAATCGGAAAAGGTGCCGCTTTCACGGCTGTTGCGGAGGGGTAAAAAACCGAAGCAGATGCTTTGTGAATGGGGCTGCCAGAAATATCCGGACCGGAAACGGGGCGGGACACTGGACGGCACGGACATTGCCACGTTCAATCATACCACGCGCGAGAAGCTGGAAGCATACGCGATGTGGATGATGACGGAAGGATGGCTGGTGACCAAGCTGGCCCAGTTGATTGAGAGCGCCGGGGTGAAGGACGAGAAGGCCAAACAGGCATCGGATGACGGCTTGATGCTGGCACGAATGACCGAGTCGCAATTATCGTCCGACGATGAAACGGCGGCAGAGAGCGGTGAAACGCCCTATTGCAGTCGCGGAATATTCAAATGGCTGAGTCCGACAGTGCAGGCGGTCAAGCCTGTGCCGGCGAATTTCAGACCGGCGGCCGCATGTCAATATACCGGCGCATTGGCTGATTTTGGCGCGCCCAACATGGAGACCATGTTGAACGCATGCGCGACAGCCAAGAAAGGCCCGGTTGATTTGACGGGGTATGTGGGCATTCAGCTCAAGGCCCAGATGAGTAAATGGGGCCAGAGGGATCCGGACGCGGAGGCGGATGAGGCGGCGGCAACGTTGCTTTACAACCTGGACGCGAAAGAGAAGAAACTGATTCATACAATCAATATGTTTGAATTTGACGCCGGCACGGTGAATGTGTTTCCGAGCTGGTATCTTCTCACGGACAAAGACACGGGCGCGGCAAGCGCTTATACGCCGAAGAGCGGAATATTCATTGACCTGGATATGTGGGAGCTGAGCTTCCTGCAGAATCCAACGGCATGGGTGGAACCGCCGAAGTCCGGCGGCCCGCGCGGATATCACGATGAAGTGTATATCCTGAAATGCCTGAACCCGCTGGGTCAGTGCAGTGTGTTATCAAACAGTTAGGATAAAATTTGCGAGGCGCGGGGCAACTCCTGTTATGAGCGGGAGTGCTCCGCGCGGAGCATAGAAATTTGAGATTTGAAATTTCAGATTTCACAGTAACGAGGAGGAAAAGATGCGATTTGAAAATTTGAAAATTGGAATTACCGTTTTGGCGGTAACCATGCTGACTATGATGTCCCAGGCGGCAACATATCGGCAATTGCCGGAGCAGACCAAGGCGGCCTTGGGCGCTACGCATATCGTCACGATTGAATACAGCGATTTGACTGAGACGAACGCAAGCACGGCGCAAAGCCTGACGAATATTGTCAGCATACCGGCGAAACGCGGTGTGCAGGGGATATGCGCGGTATTGACCCAGCCGTTTGGCGGCGGGACGACAAATATCACGTCAATAGCGCTGAAGGTCGGGGATGGAACGGATGATGATCTCTATTTGAGTTCCACTGAAATCGCGGAAAACGCGACAGAGGAATATTTCAAATGGGGTAATTGGACGTTTAATTCAGCGTCAACGACGATTGCGGCCTGGACGAATGCGACCGGTTCGGCGACGAAAACCTATCTGACAAATTCGTGGACATATTTGAATGCGAGTTCAAATGTAGTCACGAACAGTATTGTTTATATGTCAGATGTTTCGGTCGCGCTTACGCCGGAGACGGGCACCGCATTGCATTCGTATAGCGTATCACAGGGCAACTATGTGTATACGAATACGACTCCGCTGAAGTTTACATTTACGCCAACGGGTATATCGGGACTTTCAACGCTAACCAATGGCGAAGTGAAGATTTACCTGCGGGTGCTGGACCAAGGAATATTCAAGTAGTCGGGGGAAGAAATGCGGGATTGATGACGCAATGTTGTCAATCCCGCATTTGGGGTTTCAAATTTTCCGCCAGAGGCGGAGAAAGCCTATGGCGGGCAGATCTCAAATTCTCAATTTGAGACGGAGAACCGATGGAAGCACCAACACTTAATGAATTAAAATCCGAAATTGACTCTATATCCGCGGACATGAGCACAAACGGCGGACTCAGCGCGGTCCGGCTGGACACGGATGATATACGCTACGCGCGCTGGGACGGACAGGCTTCGGACGGATTAAAGCATGAAGATAATCTGGGCGAAGAGCCGGAGCCGTTTGAAGGCGCGACAGACACCCGAATCCGTCTGGCGGATTTGACAATCAACGGAGAAGTAATGCTGCTTATCACGGCGGCATTGCGCGCGCAAATCAACTTCAAGGGATGCGAACAAGGGGACATAGCACAGGCGGCCAACATGGCCGTATTCATGCGCTGGCTGTTGCGCAATTATCTCGGACTGCAATGGATTCGCGAGCTAGTAAAGCTTGCGAATTATTTTTTAGGGGATTCCCCGGGCGTTGGGCTGATGGGGGTTTACTGGCGGCAGGAAAGGGCATTAAGACTGGAAACGCTCAGCGCGGAAGACTTAATGACCAAGTATCTCCAGGAAGTCAGGCGGAAACTGGAAGAAGATGTAGCGGAATCCGGGGGTATCGGAGTTTCGGAGGAAGAATTGATTACCCAGGCGGAAAAGGCGTCAATGGATTTTCTGGCCGCATTGGAAGACAAGGAATTTGGCGAGGATTATCTGACCGAATTGCTGATGCTGTTTTATCCGATAAAAGAAAAGCGGGCGCGGAAGGTTATCCGGCAATTACGCAAGGAAGGGAAAGCTGAGTTTCCGGTAATGTATATCAAGCGCGATGGGCCGGAGGTGCAGGCCAAACGGTTATTTACGGACTGGTTTATTTCATCCAACACGACGGATTTTCAGACAGCCCGATGTTATTTTGAAGTTGAATGGCTCAGTCTGGCGCAGGTCCTTGAGCGGCAAGCCACTGAAAAGTGGAATGAAGAATTTGTCAAACAACTGATTGGCGAACTCGGCCAAGACGGAAAACGCACAGGCGGGAAGGAAGGGGAGACTGGCTTCCCAGCGTATGTGCGCGATGAGAACGGCACACTAAAGACAGTTTCTTCGGATTATTACAAGGGACTGTATCAGATCATTACCGCGTATTACATGGGCATTGACGAGGACGGGATCCCAGGGCGGTATTATGTCAAATTTCACAAGAGCATTGACGTGCCGGCGCAGGAGCCGCAGTTATTGAATTATTCCCATGGGAAATATCCGGGGCATGTGTTTCAGAGGGAAATATTGTCAAGCCGGTTGCTTGATTCGCGCGGAATAGCGGAGTTATCCGGGGCGACCCAGGGACTTTTGAAAATGTATCTGGATTCATTCGGCGACCATGCGCAGGTAGCCGGCGTGCCGCCGATCCTCACGCGGGGCAGGCAGAGACAGGGCGCATTAAGGATCAAGCCGTTATTGGAGATACCGATTCGGCGCGATGGGGACATTGAATGGTTCAATCCGCCGGAATACCCGAAGGCAGTCAGGGACATGATTGCCCTATTGCTCCAACATCACAACGAATATTTCGGCCGGAGTGCGCCGGATGTTCCGGAAGACACCGTGCGAATTCGCCGTGAATTCATGGTGTTTTTGTTTTTACTGAATGTGCGGGAAACACTGGATCAGATGTTCCAGCTTTGCCAGCAATTTGCGCCGGAAGAATTGATTTTGCGGGTGACGAACCGCCAGGGTGAACTACTTTTCAGGACAGTGGAAGAGATACAGGGGGAATATGACCTTGAATTGACGTTTGAGCCGAAGGATATGGACATTGAATATCTAAAGGCCGAGGCGGAAATAATCAAGAACCTTCTGTTGGCGATGGACCGGGACATGACGATCAAGACCGCGCCGATAGTGCAGAAATTTTTATACAGATTATCGCCGGATTTGGCGGAAGAGAGCATTCGGAGCGTGGATGCGGCGCAGGAAGACGAGACCAAGGACGAGCTGAAACAGTATCAGACAATCAGGTCGGGCGCGGAGCCGGTGTTAGCGGACGACGGCAGTGTCAATTATTCGTTGCGGTTGCAGTTGTATCGGGACATGCAGACATTGAATCCGGAAATATTCAACGATATGGCGCCGGATAAATTGAAGATTTTGCAGAGCAGAATGGAAAGACTTGGGGTGTTATCGGAACAATTCGGGGCGAATGCGGAGATCGGCAGACAGGGCGGGAAGACGGCGCTCGGCGGTGCGGCGGGGCCGGCCCAGAGTTTGCCGGAGGCTACGCCGGGGCCAGAGACCCGCGCTCTACCGGCAGGACAGTGAGGGTAAAATGGAGGAAACAGCAAGACAATTACTGGCGGAGCGCAGAGAGCGGATGCGGAGAATATTGCCGCAGGTTAAAATATTAGACGGTATCCGGGCGCAATCGCGTAATTCCCTGAAGATCGGGAAAACGGGTCGGCTGAAACGATCAATATCCATAGCGGCCGTGATGAATGCGGTGGACGCGGAAGGCCGGGAAGTTTTGACGAAGGCTGGGGAAGGATACTGGAAGGACCAGGACAGGCGATATTTCGGAATCACGGAAGGAACGGCGAGCATAACGGCCATGCGGAACAGGTTGGGGCGCGTAACCTATCGCAAGGTGTATGGGAGTAACGGGGTAACGGAGTATGGGAGTTCAAGAAAGCAAACGTCCGGAGTTGAAAACAAAAACATTACAATCATGGTGATATGAAGACCTGCACGATCAAGAACGTTTTTGAGGCGACAATACGGTTAAGGGGCTGGGATCCGGTCAATACCACAATTGACACGGGGGAGATGGCGTTTGTCGCTGATTTAATCAATGAGCGGATGAGCATTTATGAAAATGCGTTCTGGCCGGAAATAATGGCGGTTGAGCAGAGACAATACCGGGCAACATGGGAAGCCGCGCTTAATTATTCCGCTGGCGATGAAGTGTTCCACGAGACATCCGGAGGGGTGGAAAAATATTATCTCAGTTTACAAGACAACAATGTGGGCAAGAACCCGGAGACAGAAACCACATACTGGGAAGTCGTCAGTGACGATTTTCTCAGGACGATTGATTTTCAACAGGCTGGGGAAAGCGAAATAGGGGCGGCGGATCTGGAGAATTGCATCTTTGAGAATGACCCGAGGATTTATCCGCGGAAGGCGGCGTTGCCGGATATTTCGTTTTATGGGGCGGCGATATTGGTGGGGACGGAAACCGCGCCGACCAGGCCATGGGTAAAATTCAGGCCGCCGAAGCCGGTGTTCAGTTTGACGGCATGGGTCAGCGGGACGAATTATGCGATTGGCGATACCTGTTACCTGGCGAGCACAGGGGAGAGTTACAAGGCATTATTGGCAAACACGGGGAAAACACCGGATCAAGAAACTACTTACTGGAAGCCAGTTGATTTCCCCCTGCTTTTTAAAACCTACGTCAAATATGCGGTCCATGCGGATTGGCTGACGGACTGGGAATCAAAGGCGCGCATAAAAGCCCTGGCAGATGAAGAACTTGAAAGGCTGGAAGACACTTTGATTGACCAGCAGGGAGTGGGGAGAAAGGCGAGGTTCAGGTAGAGGCAGTAACAAAGCAAAATCGGAGGGAAAGATGAATGCAAGAGTAGTTAATTTGGAATGTCAGTTGAAACCAACACGGAATGACGTGCTGGCGGAAGAGTTGACAGTTGACGGGACC